GTTTTACTTGACTTTGTGGCTTACTTCAGGCAGTTACATACAACCGATTTAAACATTCAAACGAGCGTAACGCTTGAGCCTTTCACCGAGCGATTTGATGACAAGGTGAGCGGGCATTCTTGCGTTCTTTCGATTACTCAACCATACGACTACAACAAGTGTCAAATACCAAACTAAAATGACTGAATCACAAAAACTAATCGGAACACGCGGCTGCAAACTCCTCACAGGAACGGGAGCGTTGACGAGTTTAAAAGGCTACGCTATAATCGCACAAGAAGATACGGTGTTTACTACCTTCGAAGTAGATGGCGTTGATGCTCTTGCTACCTTCGGGTTAACTGGCGCAACCGTGAAAGCTGGGGCGTATATCGTAGTGCCTTCGGGAGATGCCATCACGGCTATTACAATGTCAAGCGGAAGCGTTATTATTTACAACCAATAAGCTATGCCATCAATTCTAACAAGACCATCAGGAGGTGGGGCGGCATTTTCTGCTACGGTTGCGGTTTCCGTTGATAACTCAACGCCTGACATCGGTGATACAATTCAGATAACAGCAACCCCAACAGGTATAACTCCAACGTCTTACCTTTTCTTTTCTAAAGATTCAGCTAATGTGATTACTTTAATTGGTGAACAAGCTGGAAATGTTATCAGTTGGGAGGTAAGCGGTTCGACTGGAAGCACCGAAATTTACGTGCTTGCAACAGATGGAACAGATGAAGTCTATTCTGAACCTGAAACAATAACCGTTAGCGGATTGGTGTTTGATACCTACAACGCAGACTTTGGAGTGTTCGCTTTGAAGCAATTGAGGCTTGGATATAGCGGTGCATTGTGTGAATTAAGACGAAGCTCAGACAACGCACTGAAAGACTTTTATCCAGATGCAAGTGGCAACCTTTCATTGACATCAGAAGATGGTTCAGGCACTTCATTAGCAACTTGGATAGGTGCTAACGATGCTTACTTATATCAAGTTTATGACCAAAGCGGAAACGGATTTCGATACTTTCAGGTTGTAAATTCATTACAACCGGTTGTTGTGAGTTCGGGAGTGGTCAACACGGCTTCAAATGGTCTTGCTTGTTGGACATTTCAATCGAACGATAGAATGGAAGTTCCCGGGTTGCAATTCAGAGAAACGCTTGATATTTACAATATAATGGAAACATCGGACACGTTGTATCTTCAATACTGGGACCCAAACACTTGGAGTTACTTAGCGCAATCTGGAAGTAGTGGAACTGGAATCTTGAACAATTACGGTTCGCCATCATTGTACGTCAATGGAAGTCTTGAAGCGGTATCTACAAAAGATGACGTGTATCAAGCTCTGAATGGTTTCACATTGAACATTCATCAAGGCGCATCTACCGAAGTGTGGGATGTGTTTAGACACGCGGGTTATGGAGGCATTGACTTTACTGGAGATGTTCAGATGGTTGTCGGTTTTTCAGATGCAAGCTCAAACAGGGCTGCAATTGAAACATTGTTAAACGCAATTTATACCATATACTAATGTACTTAAAGGTAACAAGACAAGAAGCTGAGGAAATGTTCACGTTTCAAGCGTTGAAGGATACGATTATTCCATTGCGTTACTATTTGAATGCGTCTGAATGCGGTGAAGATTTGATATTACATTGCGAAGATGGGAATGGATTAAGCGCTGAACAGTTGGAGAGATGCAAGCAAACTGAAGAAGAGGCTTGTAATGACGTATAACGACATAAACGGTAAGCTATGGATGCAATTTTAGAGGCGTTAGCGAGTTACGGAATCGCGGGAATCTTCCTTGCTGTGTTGGTTTACTACTTGAACAAACTTACAGACATCCATCGTGATGAAAGGAAAGAATGGCAAGATGCAAACGACAAGCATGTGGAGAAGTTCGCAGATGTGATATCAGATAACACCAAAGCATTGGTTGAAATGCGTGGAGAATTGAAAGGAAATAAGTGCAAGATGTAGGTGAATGGTGTGCATGGAGACCGATAAGATGTGAATGCATAGATGGAAAATGCAATGGAAAAAGAAAAGAAACCAACAAGAAAAAGCGCAGCAAAGCAGGCGGCAGAAGTGATCAAGAAGTTTGAAGGATTCGAATCTGCACCATATCTGTGTCCGGCTAATGTTCCAACAATTGGCTATGGAACAACAATCTATTCAGATGGCACCAAGGTGTCAATGGATGATGCTGCAATTGATGAATTTAGAGCGGAAGAAGAACTGCTGAACCATATCAAGAAGGTGGAGAAGCAGGTGAATGGTGTCCTGGATGTGAAGTTGAAATCACACCAAAAGGCTGCGTTGATTTCATTCGTGTACAATGTAGGCATTGGAAACTTTAGCAAATCGACATTGCTGCGAAAGGTCAATCATTGTCCGGATGACCAGAACATTCCGAATGAATTTCGCAGATGGACCAAAGGTGGCGGCAAGGTATTGCGCGGATTGATTCGCAGACGAGAAGATGAAGTTGAACTATGGACAGGCAATTGCTGAATCATCTGTTCAGAACTGTGTGGCCATACATGGTCACATTTCTTCTGGGTGTCCTTGTTGCATGGAAAGGCTGTGGAACAGGTGCCAAGGTTATCACAGAAACCATTGAAATTGAAAAACCTGTTTACCGGACCGAATATGTAGACCGATGGAAGACAGACACAGTTCGATTTGTGGAACGCGTAACTGTCACGGACACGGTTACCAACACAATTGTGCAGGAACGTGAAGTTCTGATCATTGACACAGTTCAAATAATTGAAGCATGGCTGACTGAAGTGAATTGCTATGACACAACCATCACATTGGCAGATGGCAACTTGCAAGCAACTTGGTTCAATTATCAGAATGTAACTGAAGAAGCAGCATTCACATACACATCTAATGTGCAGAAGGCACCAATGTATGGAATTGGTCTTCACGCATCCATCGAAGCACAGACTGATTTCAGCGAAAATGTAACACCATTGTTTGGCATTGGTATTCACGGAGACATTCGAAAGTTGTATCTTACGGCAAACTACAAGTTCAATGGTGACCATTATATTGGCATTACCGTTGGCCGCAAACTATGGCAGAGATGAGCGCAAACTATTACTATCACACAGACACAGATGTCCGGAAGCAGATTGATGAACTACTGCACCAGAATGCATTGATTCAATGCAACCTTGGAACAGACAGCACCAAGGAAGAAAGGCAAGAAGCCAAGAAGCAATGGATGGAATTGGCAATGCAGATTCGTGACATTGATCCAAAGTTCTATCGTGAACGAATCATGGCACAGCATCAATGAAAGTGCGGAATAACGCACTTTGCAATTCGCGAATTGCGAATGAAAACAGAAAGACGTTTAATAGTGCGGTATAGAACACTAATTGAGTGAAAAGAATGAACAAGCAGTCAATCAAGGGTGAAATTGTCCAAGAATATCTGAAGCATTGGTCACATCTGCCATCAACGTCATTGGCTAAGTTGATATACAAAATGAACAAATCTGCATTCTTGGATGTGGAGAATGTGAGAAGAATAATCCGCTACTATCGCGGACAGACAGGTGCAGCAGATAGGGCAAGTTTGCAAAACAAGGAACACATGACAGACGAGAAAGCACAACACGCCAGAGCATTAGGTGTTGCAAATCCATTTGGTCTTCCAGATTCAGACGAATCTGAATGGGAACCATTTGTTCTTCCAAAGGCAGCAACAAGAATCCTGCTGCTGTCGGACATCCATGTGCCATTTCACAACATTGATGCCATCACCAAGGCAATTCAGTATGGCAAGGAACAGAATGTGAATGCTATTGTATTCAATGGTGACACAGTTGATTGCTATGCATTGTCACGTTATGAACGTGATCCACGGAAGCGTGGATTCGCAGAAGAATTGGAAGCAACAAGGCAATTGTTAAAGGTGTTCCGGAAGGAATTTGATGGTGTGCCGTTCTATTTCAAATTGGGCAATCACGAAGAAAGGTATGAAGCGTATCTGCGAACCAAGGCACCAGAACTGATTGGCACAGCAGACTTCACAATGGACCAACTGCTGCGATTTGGTGAACTTGGATGTGAACTGATTCAAGATAAACGTGTGATAAAAGCAGGCAAGCTGTCCATTATGCATGGACATGAATTTGGCAGATCAGTATTTTCTCCGGTCAATCCTGCACGTGGCTACTACATGAGAGCCAAAGCATCAGTTATCTGTGGCCACAACCATCAGACAAGTGAACATTCAGAATCCAATTTGGATGGCAAGGTTGTGACAACTTGGTCAACAGGATGCCTATGTGAATTGCATCCAGGTTACATGCCCGTAAACAAATGGAATCACGGGTTCGCCATCATTCGTGTTGATGGGAATGGTGACTTTGAAGTTGACAATCTGCGAATCATCAAGGGCAAAGTAAGGTGATGCAGACTATCATCAACCTGCTGATCATTGCGATGGTCCTGCTGTTCATTGTCATCTTCTGGCTGATTGTCACAGCTTACGTTCTGTGGAAAATCAGCGAACGGAACAAGGCCATTCAAGATGAAATGGCTGCCTATCACAACACCTTGGTGAATACAGAAGAAATGTATCTGCACATCATCAGCAGTCAGTCAGATGATGATGACACGTGGCTGTCTGTTAATTAGTCGTTAAAATTATTCTGTTGATATTCAGCACGTTAGCATCAGCGTGTGAAATTTTCTGTGCATTTGTTTGGAAGTTATTAACGCGTTTTTATACATTTACACCATAATCTTAAAAACACAGAGACATGGCAAGAATAGTAAACTGCGTAAGCACAGAAGAACAGGCTATCTTCATTTTGAAGGAACACAGCTATCAATTGATCACCAACAATTCACAATGCAGATGTGAATGTGGCCAGACACAGGCTGTTGTTGGATATTCAGAGCATCACGAACAAGCTGCATTGATTGGCGTTTGCGAATCATGTGGCGATGATGATGCATTTCACGAAGATGTAATTAACAAGTAATCACCATAAACACAGAGAGAAGATGAAAAACACATCGTTAATTGAATGCTACACGGCAGACACAACTTACCTGTCTGATGAAGCAAAGATGATAGTCCTGGACATCATCACACGAATTGACACAATCAATCAGATGGCAAAGAATGACATCATCATTTTTGCAGATAGTCAGATTGTTGTGGATCGTCACATTCTTGGAGAAGTGACCAGATGGTTGGCATTGTGGGATGCAAGCTATGACCATCACGAAGGTGTTCACACACCAACAGACACATTGCCTTTCTATTGGATGGCATTCACAAGCGAGTATGCAATGCTTACGTTGAAAACAAAATCAGAAATCACTAATCAATAATAATCAAGATCATGAAAAACACAGATCGAGAAACTATGAAAAAGTTGGCCGCAGAGAATGGCCTAACTGCTGACCATTTCTTCAAATCGCCACAAGGCTTTGTGATTATTACAAGGCAAGGCATTGAACGCATTCAGCAACACCGTGGCATCCGTGTCCGTTATGAAATGGTTCACATGACAGATGACTGCAAGCACGTGGTCATCAAAGCAATTGGCGAGATGGCCGGACCAGATGGTCACACCATAACTGTTGAAACCTATGGCGAATCGGCACCAGATAACACACGGCAAAAATATCCTGTGGCAATGGCTGAAAAGCGTTCATTATCACGTGTGTGCCTTAAGCTGTCCGGATTCTATCAACATAACGTGTACGGACAGGATGAGTCTGATGATTTCACACCAAAGAAAAGCAAGTAATCATGGACATCTTCGAAGAAACAAACGAATTACAGCGAACTGAAGAATGGTTCGCGCAAAGATTGGGCAAGTTCACAGCGTCACGATTTGGTGATCTTATGACCAAAGGAAGGAAGAAGGATGAAATCTTTGGTGGCACAGCCATCAGCTACATGATGGAAGTAGCAGCAGAGAAGTTGACCGGCCAACGTGTGCAGATTTTTGGTGCCGCATTGGATCACGGCAATGAATATGAATCCGTGGCCAGAGAAGAATACGAAAAGCGCACGGGATGTGAAGTTGAAGAACTTGGATTCTGCGAAATTTCAGACTATTCCGGTGGATCACCAGATGGAAAGGTCAAAGGCACAGACAAGTTGATTGAAATCAAATGCCCATTTAACACGGCCAATCACTTGAAGAATGTAATCAATCAAGACATCGACAAGAAGTATCTGTGGCAGATGCAAGGTTGTATGTTGGCCACAGGTGCCACATCGTGTGACTTCATCAGCTTTGATCCAAGGATTGAGAATGAAGCATTCAGAATGGTCATAATCAATGTTCCGGCTGATGTTGCAATGCAACAGGAATTGGTTGAAAGGTTGGCAATGGCAAAGGATTATCTGGACCAAATTCTGAAAGCATGAAGGTGACATTGACAACACGTGAAATGGCCATCTGCATGATGATGGGCGCATTGCGAATGTGGCAAGGTGCCAAGTTAGATACAACTATTATCGACAAGGATAAAGCGTCTCCACAAGGATTCATGGCGGAATATGCATTCAGTAAGCAATTCAACCTGCACCTGGACATCATTGGTAATCTTGAAAAGGATTCGTTTGACTTTATCAGTAGAGAAGGCAACACCAT